TTGTCTTTTTAAAGACAATCGCCGGCAAGGATGACAAGTACGGAAGAGTCTTGGCTCAAATATATTCCGACAAGGACGTCAAGTCCGAATTAACTGCATGCCTTAATCAGGACATAGTTTCATCGGGCTACGCTCGTGAGTACTACGGCCAAGGGGATAAAACTTGGGAAGAATTTAAAAAATGAACGACAATACATGGGGTTCCTATAAAGGACCCATAAAAGGCCTTCGCATAGAAGTGAAAGCAGACGAATCCGCTAAATGCCCTACGGCAACAAAAGACGTTTCGGTAAACCTGCTTAATCGCAAAAAGGCAATCGCTGTTGCTGACTACGGCCCGCTTAATCCAGAAGAGAAAAACGAAGAGTTCTGGTCCAAGCTTGCCGACGAGTGGGAAGTAAGCACCGAAGAGGCTAAGAAACAGAAATGCGGCAATTGCGCAGTTTTTATTGTCACCCCACAAATGAAGTCATGCATACAAGGCGGACTTGTCGGAGACGATAGAAAAGACGAATGGGAAGCAATAGACGAAGCTGGTGAACTAGGATACTGTGAAGCATTCGACTTTAAGTGCGCTTCTAAGAGAACTTGTCGCGCCTGGGTCACCGGAGGACCAATACGTGAAGAAAAAGATAAATAACGTCATTAACTGGCTAGCGGCAATTGTTTCAGCCGTTGTTGTGGCAAGAACAGCTATAAAGATGAAAAAAGCAGTGAGTCACCCCAACCCTGAAATGTGGGAATGAATTTCGTGCTCGTCGCAAGACGTATAACGCATTCCTGATGTCTCCACCTTGCGTGGATATCCTGGTTCACCGCATTTCTCACATACGCTGAAAGAATCCTGCTCGATAGTAAGAATCAGTGAATTGACTTTACTATATTCTTCCATGTTTGAAAGATTGAAGTAAAAACGTAGTCCACCAAACTTTTCTTTTATTTGCACAATCGTGTAATTCGGGTCCTGCGTAAATAAAACAGTATCGCATTTCCTTATTAATTCCGCCCAGCCATAACCACAGTCAATGGTTGCCGGTATGCCGTCAGCAAAACGGTCAAGGATGTTTTGGAAATCCGGGTCTGAACCTATGTTGATATTCATGGCTAAATCCTATACTCGTTGCGCGTCGGGCAGGGCTTAGGCTTTGTAAGATTTGGTGCCCCATGAGAGAATCGAACTCCCGTAAAATGCTTAGAAGGCATTGACTTTATCCACTAAGTTAATGGGGCCCGATATGAGTGCTTTGCCCAGTTAAATTGTTGTGCCGTTCTAATTTTATGACAATTTGCACATACAATATCGCATTTTTTAATTTCTTCGTATGCCGCTTTGTCTCTTCCAGTATTTACCAAGTGAGACACATTGTACTCTTTTTCCCCACGATGGTCAAATTCTAAAACACGGATATCACTATTTCCGCAGTCCATACATGATTTATCTGCTAACCATTCAATGAATTCTTTTTGAATCCTTAATTTTCTATCGTACGCTTTGTCGATATAGTATTTTTTATTTTCTTCATAATGCGTCTTAAAATAAACCTTCCTACACTCCCTACAGGAGCTTTGTAACCCATCTTTTTTTCCTACATTTTTAGCAAAACAATTTTTAGGTTTTACGGTTTTGCACGATGGGCATTCTTTGGTCATATTTAAATTGTACACATTTGGGATTCTGACCATTGTTACTTTTAGAAGTCTGTTGCCTTATCCCTTGGGCCACCGACGCTAGAGGGTTGGTTTGTTCTTGCGAGAATGATACAGGTTTCTCTTTTGTTCGTTCAGTTTGTCCCGGTTCACGCGGTTGTACTCCTTCATGGACTCAATGTTTTTCCCTTTCCTTTTTAAGTCATTGATTCGTTTGCATTCCCTGCAGACCCTATATTCTTCACCAATTTGCCTGCCCTGTTTCTTTACATATACAAGAGGTTCGAACTCCTCAAAAGAATGACCCTTTTTACAGTGAGTCTGTTTTTTCGTCTGAGGGGGATTTCTTCCTTTTTTGAACATGTCCTTCATGTTTCCTGAATTTGTATCTAGAAAAAGATGTTCGGGGTTAACGCACGGCGGGTTGTCGCAATGGTGGCAGACAAGTAGGCCCTTTGGTACTTCACCTATATGAAAAAGGTAGCTTGAAACATGAGCCCCAATCGCCGGCCTGTCTTGGTAGTACTTGAACGAACCATACCCCTTACTCGTTGGTGCGCCAGTCCAAATCCAGCAATCTGGAAATTTATCGTTACCAGACTTATCGACCTTCTGAAAAAATCTTTCAATGAGAGGCATATTCTTAGCCATTTTTTTTCTTTTCGTTTCTAATTCGCATACACTCCGCGCACGTCCGATACTTTCGCCCACTTTTTTTCACGAACCACTTCTCCCCATAAACACTAAAGTCATGACCTTTTCTACAGTGGTTTAGTTTTTTAGGCTCTATTCCCTTTTCCTCGCGTCTGCGCGCAAGTCGCTCTTTCTTCCATCTTTTGTGACAAGCCTTACAATCCCGTGTGACAAAACCGGTATGTTTGCTGATTCTGTGGATTGTGTTTTCCTCATCATAGAGATGACCGTGTTTGCAGTGCGTCTTTCTGCTCTCTTTATGATTCCCGTGCGTAACCGAATAGCGCTGATTGTGAGAACGGGTCTCAGCTTCTAAATGGTCCGGACGAACACATGGAGGGTTGTTACATGTATGGCAAACTTCGCGCCCTTCTGGGACTCGCTTGCCATTTGCTTTTTGCCAGCTATAAACATGGGCACCAAGTTTCTTGTTTACCCCATCTTGCTTGATTGCAAAGTGACCATATTTTTTCACAACATAGCCAGTCCATTCCCAACAGTCTGGATAATCTGGATTAGGTCCAGATTTGTCTACCTTCTCCCAGAAACGTTCTTCTTCTGGTATTGGTTTTCTTCCTGCCATGTGTCTACTTTACTGGGCAGGCTCCTGTTGCGCAATCTTCCATGTCAATTTCTCCGTCAAACTTTGACTGAACAAGTGGAATAGTGAAATCAATCTTTGCGACAGTCTTTTCATATTCTTCTTTTGTAATTTCCTCGTATGGAGGAAGAACGAAGTTATGGTCTGTGTGAAGAAGGAATGAAACAGACTTAACGCTGTCGTTGTAATTCTTTGAAAGCCATTGCTTGATTTCTTCAAGTTCTTCTTTTCTGTAATACACAGTTACCGAGACGGCATTGTCTGCCCATTCTGTCTGAAGCTTCTTGACCCACTCCAATTGCTGAACCGCTGTCATTTCACTGACCAGAATCGACCCCTGCGGTGATTCACAAGGGAACTCAACAACATAACGGGTGTGGTCTTCTCGTCCATCGATGCCAATATCCCAGACGACCTTGTAACCCCTCTTGCGACAGGCTTCTACGAGCGGGTCGTTCGAGCCAAAACGGACCCTACGGGTGTAATAGGCTGCAAAGGCCGGATGTATGCCCGGAGTGACTCCAGGGAGCAGAGAGAGCGTCCCAGAGGGCTGTACGGTGGTAAGACGGATGGACTTCGGAAAGCCTTTTTCTGCTGAGTACTCGGCGTCAAGGTCACGAAGGTAGTCGTATGTCGTGGAGAGCCAAGAAACCTGCTGTTCGGAGGCTTGAAGCACTCCTGTGACGCTTTGTCCAATTCTGGCGTTCTTGCGAACAATCTTGGTTGTCTTTTCAAACGGGTAAGAAAGTCGTGTTATCTGCTTTTGTGTCATATAAAGAAGACGAGAGATAGACATCAACTGTTTTACGGACTCTACGTTCGGCAGGAAGATTGTGGACAAGTTGCACGACTCTCCATCTGCTAGGCCAATTTCAGCGCATGGATTAAAGCCTTCAATTGAGTTGTCAACGTTCTTTTCGCCAAGTCGACCAACGGCTCTTGCAAGCTTTCTGTTAAGGAATCCGTATGGTTCGCCAGAACCGTCGTAACCCTTCCAAATCTCAGCAGGAATCTCGTCCCAACCATCGGCATAGATAGAGTTGTTGCTGTTTGCTCGCCATGCAGGAATGTTTCCACTTCCCCAGTTCTTGGCACGCTGGAAAAGAACGTCGTCAGGGTCACCTGCGGCTATTTGCGCCGACCGACGCGACGAGCCGGAAACAACAACGCGACCAATAATGTTACAAATATCCAAAACATCGATAGACCGAAGCTTCTTTCCTACTCTGTTTTCCAGAACCTTGCAGATATCCTCCACGCCCTCAATAAGAGCGCCAGGACCCGATGCGGTTCCGCCCATCTTGCTCAACTTTGCTCCGTACTCTCGTACAAGAATTGTTGAATAAGTAAAAGACTTACCAGTATCAAAGTATGACTTCAATACGGCATGTAGTAGACGGCTCCAGCCCTCTCGTGAGTCTGGAACAATAATATTTGCATCGTTTGTTCTTTCGTGCGAGATAACAACGCCAGATTTGACCTTTGGAAGGTCGTGAATCTTTGAACGCTCTACTGAAAAACCAACTCCGCCGCCAAGCATCAAGTAATTGAAAAGAAACTCAAAGTCATCTATCTTTTCAATGTTTGTGAAGTAGCAGTTGTTCAAGGATGCTCCGCCAAAAGATTCAACCATTGGGGTTCCAAGCTGCCAAAGCGCCCTACCGCTTACTGAGCACCTCAAGTGATACATGTGGTCAAAAAGTTCTTCGGCTTCTTCTCTAGTGTAAGGAACGCCGATAGCAACTGCTCCATTGACAACTCGCTGAATTGTTTCAGCCCATGTTTCTATGTTTCCATTCTCTTTCAAGCGACCATAGGTGCGCAAAAAAACGATTTCTCCCATTCCGTTAAAGCCCCAAGGGACTTGCTTGTTCGCGTATGAAGCAATAAATTCATCGTCAATGAGGTTCATAATTTCCTGTCAGGTAGGTCACTTAATAACTGTGAGTAAATGAGTGTAGCGCAAAAACGAATAAAGAAAAAGTCGAGAGACGATGAAATTTATTTTATGAAACCGTATTCTTTTGCGGTGGTCAAAGGAATGTTTTTTCCCTTTTTAAAGACAAGAATCTTCGTAATTATGCCGGGTGCAATTTCACGTTCTTCAAAATAATCTTCTTCAATATAAAAAGTTAACGAGTTGTCTAACGAAGATGAAGTGTTGTATCCCCATATTGTCTCCGGAGCGGGAGTATCTCCTACGCAGTCCCCAGTAGGGTGACCACAGACCGGACATGGTTGTCTGTCTGCCCTGTGGATATCTATTCCGGAGGAGTCGTTTCTAAAGAGCGATGATTCGCCAAATCCAGCGCTGTTATAAAATTCAGACATAATATAAGTTTACTTAAATTAATCTCTGCATTATAAAACCTAGGTCGGAAATCTTAGATGTTGCTGTGGTTAGATTGTCTCCAATGACGGAATCGTCTGGGTCCATCTGCAAAACCCTGCGGAGCATGGTCGGGTACTTGGTCTGGCGAGTGTATTCGTCGGCTTTTTCTGGATAAACCAACACCTCTTTCCAGCTCACTTTTCTGCCTACTTCAATCTTGTACGGCGCTGCAACCATTGAAACGGGAGAAACGTGGTCAGTATCTTCATCAATGGACGTGTGGCTAACGGTTATGCATTCGTAAACCGGGAGACTTTGGTCAGCAAAAGCGGTGGCAAGGTCCATGTTCTTGGTCTTATAAGAGTCCAGGGAGCAATATCCTTCTGAAACCATAGTTATCGCAGTTGACCACATGTCCGTCCTGAGGACTTTGCATAACTCTTTACATCTATTAAATCTAGTTTCAGGGTCAAGCTTGCCAGTTTCCCCATTCATTTGGCAAATCGCTATGAGGGTGTTATCTAGCCATGCTAAAAAATGAATCGAGAGCTCTTCTCCTAGTCCATGTTCACTGACTGCTTCATCCTTGGCCATTTGGGCCGAGGTCAATGCCAGTGCCATTTTACTAAAATCATTTACATATTGCTCCACGAAAAAATCTTAGTCAATGACCCCCGGAATCCGGGTAAACAAATAAAGTTGTTTTACCCTGTACGACATACCCGTACGCTATTGTTTTAGCCATGAGCGATAGCAAGAAAAAAACATCATCAAAAAAAGCACCAGTCAAGAAGGCTGTAGCCAAGAAAAAGGCTCCGGCCAAGAAGGCTCCCGCTAAGAAAGCTGCGGCTCCAAAGAAGAAGAGCGTTAAGCCTGCCGTTGAAGCAGCAGCAATTCATGAAGCATTGCACGAATTGGAAACGATTAAAATTAATTTTGTTGATGGAACATCTGAATTCAAAGATTTCATTTCATCCACTACAAACGAGATTAAAGACCTTGTGAAAAAGGAAGCCCCTGCTCGCGTTGGCACCCTGAAGAGAATCTTCTCAAAACTGTTTAAGCGTTAGTCTTTCCGAGAGGAAAGCTTCGCCCAAATGACAACAGAACGACGAAAAGCCCCACGTAGGGCCATTGTTTCTATTGAAAAAATAGGAGCATGGGGACAACTAACGTATCAGCACAAGCTTTCTTGTGGTCATATTGATGTTAGAAAACGCAAAGCTTCATCGAGTGATATTGCGTGCATGTGGTGCTTGCGCGCTAAAGAAAAACAAGTAGAGCTCAAGTCTTTTACCGCACCTTCTCCTTCAAACGTTTTTTACGATGACGATTTAGCAGAACAAGAAACTCGGATAGAAAAAACCAGAGCAGCGATTGCTTCTAGAATAGGTGTTCCAATGGAAGCAGTAGATGTTGCTTCAGAAGATATCAATGGTCAACTTGTGATTCGCAGCGCAGTCGTGTATCTTTCATCACGCGATGTAATCCGTATCGCAGGAGAATAATTTCGCTTCACGGCAAGACAGGGTTTACTAGTGAACAATATTGAACGTATAGACAGTATTCCCGAAGGTGGTAGTTGCACCGGAAAAGACCTCAATATGTGGTTTCCCATGGCGGACAAATCTCAGCCAGGAAAATTCTCAGACAATTATCGCAAAGCAAAAAAAGATGCTGTGCTCGCGAAGAGCATTTGCAAAGATTGTTCCGTTCGTTTAGAGTGTTTGTCTTACGGCTTGTATCACGAATCTTTTGGTATATGGGGTGGAGCGTCAGAACGTGAGAGGCATCAAATGAGAAGAAAACTAAACATCATTATGATTCCTAAAGTCCCCGTCAACCTACTCCTGCCTCGGTGACCATCTAGATGACAAATCCTTCTTTAGAAACTGAAAATTTTCTAGCCTTATTGGACGGTGTTCGCAAGGCTGGCTCTGGATGGATTGCACGCTGCCCATGCAGAAACGATGACGCCAACCCGTCTCTCTCTGTTGGACAAGGAATGGACGGCAGAGTTCTCGTTACCTGTCATCGAGGAATGTCCTGCAACGTAGAAGAGATATGCACTGCCGTTGGTTTAAGTGTTGCTGATTTGATGCCACGAAAAGACGATTCTGACTATCTACAGAACAAAGATTATCGTCCAGTTTCTCCACCAAAAAGCTCAGAACAGCAGAAAAAGCCAGTGGTCGCAAAATCTACACCCTCAACAAAACAAACATTAGTAGCAACCTATGACTACACGGACGAAAACGGAAAGCTGATATTTCAAAAGCTTCGATACGTAGACGAGAATGGTAAGAAAACATTTAGTCAGCGAAAGCCAGACTCCAGGGGTGGCTGGGAGTACAGTCTCGGCGACATTCCTAAGGTTCTCTATAATCTTCCCGCAGTTGTAAACTCAAAGCAGTTCGATGCTCCTGTATGGGTTGTGGAGGGCGAAAAAGATGTAGACACGTTGACTGACGCTGGTTATATTGCTACAACCATGCCTGGTGGTGCTGGGAAATGGCTTGATATTCATACCGAACCACTTGCTGGTTTAGTTGTAGAAATAATCGCCGACAAAGACGAGGTTGGATTAAAACACGCTTTAGATGTTTGTAAAAAACTTAAGGCAGTGGGATGCGACGCTCAAGTGTGGGTATGTCCAGAACACAAGGACATAACAGACCATCTTCAGGCTGGTAGAGCCATTGACGAGCTGATTCCGTATATTCCGGAAGAAGAGGAACCGCAACAAACTTCTGCAGATGGATTTAATGAAGTAGTCGTTTCTGAATCAAAGATTACAGACGAACTTTCTCCTGAAGATTTGGCTCTAACCAAAATTCAAGAAATCTTAGACAGAAGCGACCTGAATAATAAACAAAAAATAGCAAAGAGTGGCCTTATTCTCGCAACGGCTACCGTGTCTTTCACATTAGACACTGGTCGTCTTGTTCACTGGAACGATTTCATCAACGAGTCCGATGGTGACACTTACGATTGGGCTATACCTGGCCTTATTGAAAAAGGAGAAAGAGTTATTGTTGTTGCTGCCGAAGGTGTCGGTAAAACAATGTTGGCTAGACAGGTTGCGCTTCTTTCAGCGGCTGGAATACATCCGTTTTCGTTTCAGCCCATGAAACCAATCACAACACTTACTGTTGACCTTGAAAACCCAGACAGAATCATTAGAAGAACTGGTCGCTCCATAGCGCTTCAAGCCATGTCGCAGGGTCGCGTGTCTCGCCTGAACGCCGAATTGTTAACTCGTCCGTCTGGTATGGATTTACTCAAGGCGAGCGATAGGGCGATTCTTGAAGAAGCGCTTGATACGGTCAAGCCTGAGCTTTTGGTTATAGGTCCTCTTTATAAAGCGTTTCTAGACCCAGGTGGCAGAACTTCTGAGTCAATAGCGTTAGAAGTTGCAAAATACTTGGACACGATTAGAACCATCTATAAATGCGCTCTCTGGATTGAGCATCACGCTCCACTTGGGACAAGCATGACAAGTAGAGACCTGCGTCCGTTTGGTTCAGCGGTCTGGTCTAGGTGGCCAGAGTTCGGTATTTCTCTCCAGCCAGACCCAACGGCATTAGGAGGCTACGTTTATGATGTACGCCATTTCAGAGGTGCTCGTGACGAGCGCCAATGGCCTACTAAAATAAAGAGAGGCGTCAGATTTCCATTTGAGGTCGTCGAGTGGTCTAAGGCTGTTAAATGAGTGACGAAAAATCAAAACCAATTACTACTAAAGAGTTTCTGAACGAGAGAGACATGCGCATTTTCAAAATGCGTCAAGCAGGAACTTCCGTAAATGAAATAGCCAGAAGATTTGGCGTTTCCTCAGCCTCGGTGTCTAGGTCTATTCAGCGCCAACTTGAAAAGATGAACAAGGAAGCCATCCTTGCCTACCCTGAGGTACTGAGAATGGAGCTGGAGCGTTTAGACAACCTACAGCAAGCAATATGGCCCATGACGCAACACAGACGCATAGTCGGTGACGATGGAACAGAAATGCAGATAGAGCCGGACCTGAAGGCGATACAGCAAGTTCTTTCCATAATGGACAGAAGAACGAAATTGCTTGGCATGGAGCAGACAAACGTGAACGTAAACGTTGACGGAACACTGAACCAGACAGTTCGCGCAACTATTGCTGGACAACCAGGCGTAACTATGCCTGCAGTTGGTTTCGACGCCGAATCAGAAGCAAGAAAACTGTTGGAATTGATGGCAATTTCTGGAGTGTTGCCAGAGGAGACTGTTTATGCAATTCTTAGAAAAAACCAAGAAGATGAAGGTTTAATTATCGACGCTGAAGTAGTATCTGACTCAACGGATGAGCCAAACTACAGGGACCCAAGCGATGATGATATCGAACAATGAAAATGAAGAACTTGACAATATTCGCGTAGCTATGGACAAGGTTGCAGAAACCTTGACACCCACCATCTCGCCTTTAATTGACGCTTCAGACGGTCCAGCAGACAAACAGGTCCTTATTCGTACCAACGACTACGAAAGAGGCAGATGGAAAGAAGCTGCCAATATAGAGCAGGTAACCCTTTCTGCGTGGATTAGAAACATTCTTAATTCCGAAGCCAAGAGACTGCTTGAATGCGACCACCCAATGGAAATGATGCGTTTCTATCCTTGGGCCAAGATATGCACCAAATGCGGCAACCGCCTTTAGTTTACGCATATCTTCTAATGGTATTATTTAACTAAATGTCTTCCGATAATGAATTCCCCATCCCTTTCGAGGAGTCCAGACGCGGTCTGGCGGCTAACCAAGAGGAAAAAGCGGCCGTAGGGCGACTTGGTCAGTATTTAGCTTCTCGCGGAGTTAATAGACCGACAATCGGCGAAGGGCGCAAAAAAAGAAGAAGCGGCAATATCGAGCTTCCCACTGGCGGCAAGCCAGGCCAAAGAAACCCTACCGGTTCGAGAAGAGACGTTGACGGCGATGGCTGGGCAGACGAGGGAACCACCAAGCCAGTATGGGTCGGCACCGAGAGTCAAGCAGGTAAGCCAAATACTGTTGCTCGTCTTTCTAGTGGCATGGTGCAACTTTCACCAACAGAGCGGCACGACTATGGCGCTCTTGTGGCGTCAAAAAAAGTTCAAGCGAAAGACGTCAAAGGCAAAGGCGGAGAATACAGAATAGTCATAACGACATCGGGAACCGTAGCCGCATTTCTTGATTCAGACATTGAGAAAGAAAGAAACAACCTTCTCGACAGATTTAACGAGCTAGGCAAAAATCCTTTTACAAACAAAGAAGCCCCCCTTGCATTGAAGGACATTGATGACCGGGATGTACTAAGAGGACTGCTCGATGACCAGCGAAAAATTAAACCATCAGCAGGAATGCAGGTCTACCTATCCGGCAAAGGCATTGAAGTTTTCGGAATAGAAACAAGAGAAAAACACCGCCGTCGTGGATTAGCAACAGAGATGTTTAACTTTCATCGTGAAGTATTTCCCGACCAAGACCTCCAACATAGCGACGCGTTGACTGATGACGGTAGGGCTTTTGCCGACGCGACTCCCACTGTCTCCGTATCGGCAAAACTTTCCTCTGGCAAAGGACGTAATACAAAGCTAAACGTTACGCGCTATGGAAAAGACGACGAATACGCGCAGGTATCGTCTTTTGAAATTGACGGCAAAGTGTTTGAGATTTCTCGTGGTGGAGACTCTCCCGGCAGAGACATGTACAACGGTTACATCTCTGCGTTCGACGAGGATAAAAACGTTGCATACATCGACTACAATATGGATACAGAAAACAAGAAAGCCGTTGTGGCAATGGTTTTCACCGATGAAGAATATCGTCGTCAAGGAATAGCCGAAGCCCTTCTTGATTCTTTTGTGACAGAAAATCCCGACTACGAGATAAGCCCTGGTGGCACCACCGACGAAGGTGGAGACTGGTGGCGTTCGGTTACTGGTGGGGATGGACCAATAAAAGCAGAAAAAGCTACACAAACGCAAGAAGGTCTCTTTTCACCACGCAAAGGAGAGCAGGGAGACTCCGGCTCAAGGCTTTCTTCTGGAAAAAAATATCAGGAGATAGTTGATTCCCAGCCATCGTTAAGCGAAGATAAAAAACAATCGATAGCTAATTTTCTTGATGATATTGTGTCAGAAGAATTTCAAAAAGAAGATATTTATGTGCTTGATACCGGTCCGACGCCACCAAGGCCTCCCGGAATGCCAGAACCAAAGCCGAGACAAATACTTAAAGACGATGAAAAAAGAACTCTAGAAAAAGAACGAGTTCGCAACTTGTTAGCCGAAGTATTTAAAGGCGAGATGACCCTAGACAAAGACGTCATCATCACCGCTGACGACGGGACACAATTAAACATAGGAAAAAAAGTCCTAGTAGAAATAATGCCGCAATCTTCCTATGCGCCAGCGATAAAGGTAAAAAAGGCTTCTGAAAAAGACCTTGCGGAACAGGATGAATTAGGACTGTATGAAGAAAATATAAAAGAGGGTGACTTAGTAACAGAACTGCAACTTGAATTCAGGATTAAGCCACTTCCTGAGTACAGCGACGCACTCTTGGCTATATTTAATGATGAAGATGGAAAAAGATACATTTCCAGAGAAGACGGTACACCGGCTCTTGCGACGGGATACAGAACATTCATTCAGGTGTCTGGAGATGACAAAGACGTTCGAATTGTCTCTCACGATTCTTTTTACATCAACAATCGTGCCCAAGGTCAAGGAATTGGGTCTGTTTTTAATGCTAGAAATGAAAAATTATACAACGAACTTGATGTTCGTTCCATAATTACTTGGGGTAATTCCGGCAGTGGTTCAACCGGTGCTGTTCATTGGCCAAAAAATGGTTTCTCTTGGGCAGGAGAGAAAGATAAGCAGGATTTTATAAAATTAATTGATGAGGCAATCGTCAATACTCCAGAAATGTTTTCTGAAGAAGATAGAAAAAAGATATCTTCCCTGTACAGAAAAAATAACGATACTGGATTGTTTGAGACGGAAGCCACGGCAGAAGAGTTTGTAGATTTTCCTAAAGCAGACGAAGTTTTTTCTAATGCAAATGCTCAATTCTTCTACTCAAGACCACTAAGAGAGCTGGCTGGGGCTTCTTCTGGAAGTAGCGGTTCAGCAAGGCTTTCCAGTGGTAGAGCTCCTCGATACCCGCGCGAACCAACGCTGGGTGCTTTCCTTGAAGGAGCGCAAGAAAGATTTGAAGGCGTTGATTCCTGGGAGGAGTTCAAGGAGCGCTATGCCGAAACCGAAATGGTATTTCTTGACTACGAAACAACCGGATTAGATTTCGACGAATTCGGTAAAGCAACCACAAACGGTAACCCAACGCAAATTGGTCTTGTAAGAATGAAGAACGGCAAAGAAATAGGCCGTTTAAATCTTTTCATGAACCCCGAACAGCCTCTTGGTGAATGGTCTTTAGCAAACCTTAAAGATGCAGATGGTAATCCAATAACCAACGAATGGCTTGCTACGCAAATGCCAATGGCGGAAGCCCATAGACAAGTTGCTGAGTTTATTGGACCAGACGCAATCATTGGTGTACAGAATGCAACGTTTGATAAGAGAGTGCTTGAAGATGCGTTAGAAAGAGACGGCATAGATTGGCGTCCTTCTGGCTATCTTGACACAAGAGACATAAGTGCAATGACCTTGCCTGTATGGAGCGAAGAGAGCCCAGAAGGTCCCTATATAACCGATAGAGACGGAAATAAAAAACCATCCAGCAGTCTTGCTGCAATAACCGAATATTTGGATGTTGAATTAGGTGAGGGTCACCACAACGCCGATGCCGACGCTTTCGCAACCAGTCAGGTTATGCAGAAGATAATCGATAGAGCCATTGAGAACGGATGGTCCACTGACGTCTTGGATAAAGAAAAAAGAGACGCAAAACTAAAAGCAGACAACGATAAATTTAACGCAGATATTGAAAAGTTTGAATCAGACAAAGAGTCTTTTGTTTCAGCCCAGAAAGAAGAGGAAAGCACAAGGCTTTCTTCTGGAGCTAGAGCCAAAAGAAGCATTCCGCCGATATCTGAAATTAGGAAAGAAGTAGGGAGATTCTATAGAGAATCAGAAATGTCAGATGCAGATGTTGTTCGTACGTATCTTCAAATTAGAAACCGTGATGCAGAGGAATTATACGAATCAAGACATACTAGCGGCAGGGAAATATCCGACGAAATAGGTGAGCATTTCTCAAGGTTTCGAGACTTCATAGATAATGAGAGAATCTCAATAGACGGAATGAGCGATAGTGAAATTCTAGAAATCTTAAAAAAAGGAAAATATCGTTCAACAATAGATTCGTACGACAACGCAATAGACAATATTGGACCTGTTCCCTCAAAGAATTCAAATCGTCTTTCTTCCGGCAGACAGCGCGAATTAATACCAATGAATGCTCCGTCAAAGGAGCGAAAAGGAACTGGTGCTACTGGCTACAGAACTCAAGACTCTTCAGGAAATTTGATTAGTAGGTATTCCTCAACGTGGCTTTCCGGTTTGAGTTCTGATGAAATTTCTAAGGTTGTTGTTCCTGTCAATGCTGATGAGCATTTCGAGATGTGGGCTGACGATATTGCTGGACCAAACTGGCGAGCCAGTAAAAAACAGCAAAAATTCATCAAGA